GAGAGAACTCAATGCGGGATATGTGCGAGCATTGTGGCGAGCCGTTGCCGATTGATGAGATCCACCATTGCGCCAATACAGAGCCAGTTCCATTTGCTGGCTTTATCTCAACCGAAGATGAAGAGTCCGATAGCCACAAGCTGTGCAGACTAGCCAATGATATGGAGTCCAGCATTAACCTACGATTAAACAGAACTGGTGTACGCTGGGCGGGAGACTAAGATGCCAATCAAATCTGAGTTTTGGCACATCCTACAAAAGCATATTGCGCTGAGAAAAGCCAGTAGGTGAGTTCTTGGTTGATTATCGTTACAGGTCTGATTTATGGCTACATAGCTGTAGAGCAAGGACTCAAGGGTAACGTGCCTATGGCGGTGGTATATAGCGGGTATGCTTTTTCAAATTGGGGCCTCTACATTTTAGCCACTAAATAATCACCGCATAATGTGTAACTTTTTATACATAATCGTTACCATATGTATACATTACGTAACATTTTTATAACATAACAAGCAAAAGGAAAATCTCGTGAAAAAAGTAATTATTGTTGGTATTGCAGTATTGTTAACAGCCTGTGGAACCACGCAACAAGTAACACCACCACCACAGCCAATGCAAAATGCAGAGTTGGTCTTAGATAAAACGGCTTATCCAATGAGCCGCAACGAGACAGTTAACGCTGCAATGGAGTGCGAGGCCGGTGGTATGAGAGCTGTTATTGTTACCGCCAAACGTAGAGTTGGTACTGTGGTGTCCGATATCGTTATAGACGTTTATTGTGCGCCACGATATAAACTAACGTTATATTAAAGTTATATCAAAGCTCTAGCGGATCGAAGCCTAGCTCATCCGCTACCATCTTGGCGCGATGCCGGAAGGTCTTATCGTGTTTCTGCCAAGCAGCTGTTGAGGTATTCCACCGACTAGCGTGAATCATCTCGTGAGCCATCGTTCTGAGGGCGGTTTCGAGCCAGCCACAACGAGCAGCCGAGATAGTAATGATGTGTTCGTGCTTACCCGAATCATCGTGGAGGTAGGTTCCCATGGTGTCTGGATCGTGGTCTACGATAAATTTAATCTGCTCTGGTAACGGCATATTCCAATTATCAAAGGGTTTACACACCACAAGCATGGTGTACATATTCTTGAGAATGGTGGATGTCAGCTGGATCATACCTTTAGCAGTTGACCGCGGAAGTAGATTAGACCCTCATCCTCATTAACAACCTCTGCCAGCTCTGGTGGCATGAGCTTGCCGTTGATAAAGGTCAATACTGCAAAACCAGCTCTCCAGTTGACTGGGTTGTTTTCTGTATACGCAAACTGGTTGTCCTTAACACAGGCCATGGTGCCGGTGTCAACTCCATAACGTGTGCCGGTGTAGTCTGTCCAAGGAGTTATCTTGAGAGAATGTAGATGCCCAGAGACAAAACTCGTACCCGATTTAATAGTGTTGTTGTAGACCGCATGAATGCCGTTATGCCAGCGATGTTTTATCATGCAAGTTTGATTGACCATGATTGACCAGTACCATTTCCAATGCGGGGTGTGGTCTGCAATATCAAAACCCTTGATGCCCTCGTACTGAGGTAGGATGTTAGACAGCTTGCCTGAGAATCGTAGGTCATGGTTACCAATCGTAATCATTAACTTGCAGCCAGCTGGTCTTACCTTTTCAATATCTCCGAGTCTCTCTTGGATTTCATCTAGCTCTTCTTTGACTGTGGGGCCTTTATTCCAGCCAATGCGATGATGTTGTGAAATACTAGCGAAGTCTGCGATATCCCCATTGAGAATGACAATCTTTGGTTTCAGATACTTTACAAATTCAACAAACCCGCGGTGAGCTGTCGTAACGTATTCTGGGTTGTAGTGGCAATCGGAGCCAACTAGGATTGTGCCATTGTCAATAGTGATGTTGGCTTGCATCTGCTCATCGGGAATGTAAATCTTAGGCATCCCATTAGGTTTTAAAGCATCCAAAACAATGCCATGTGTATCTTCTATTGTTCTACGTCTTTTTAACGTATTGCGGGTGCTAAGTCCTATAGCCTTGCCAACTTTGTCAGGAGATTGATGCTCTCGCCAGATGGTTATAAACTCTTCATCGGTACACACTTTTTTAGCCATGACATACCTTATAATGGTAAAGTTAGCTAATATTAACTGAAAAGTGTTAAAAATCAATGGCTAGAACAAAAGAGATGTCAAGCAAGCAGATACCATCAACTGGTATCAGTCTCGATTTTTCCAAGTCTCCAGAGGTTTATAAGTTCTTAACAAGCAATGCGTTTGTGCGTGGGATGATGGGGCCAGTAGGATCTGGCAAGTCCTATGCGTGTGCTGCCGAGGTGTTCATTCGGGCAATTCAGCAAAAGCCCTCCCCTATCGATGGTGTCCGATATACCCGTTTTGTCATTGTACGCAATAGCTACCCCGAACTCAAGACAACCACAATTAAGACGTGGCAAGACCTTTTCCCAGAGAATACCTTTGGGCCAATGCTCTATACCCCACCGATTACCCACCACATCCGACTACCAGCTAGAGACGATGCCGCTGGTATTGACTGCGAGGTAATCTTCTTAGCGCTTGACCAGCCCAAGGATGTCAGAAAGCTACTATCCCTAGAGCTAACAGGGGCATGGGTTAACGAGGCACGAGAGTTGCCCAAGGCTGTAATCGATGGCCTTACACACCGAGTAGGTAGATACCCTACCAAGCGAGATGGTGGCGCTAGTTGGCATGGGATCTGGATGGATACCAACCCCATGGATGATGACCATTGGTGGTTTAGGATGGCCGAGAAAGAAAAGATGACAGGCCCATACGCTTGGAAGTTTTACAAGCAGCCTGGCGGTGTTATTGAGGTTGCAAAAGATGACCTCCCAGAAAACCCAGAGGCCAATGACTGTATCTTTTCAGCGGGTAAGTGGTGGCAACTAAACAAGAAGGCTGAAAACGTAGCCAATCTACCGGCTGGCTACTATCAGCAAATGCTCTTAGGTAAGAACATTGATTGGATTCGATGTTATGCCGAAGGCAAATATACCTACGTCCAAGAGGGTAGATCGGTTTGGCATGAATATGACGATAACCTCATGTCTGGAGAGACTATTTTAGACAACTCTGTGCCGATTCAGATCGGTCTTGACTTTGGTTTAACCCCAGCTGCGGTGATTGGGCAGAGGTTACCTAGCGGTAGGTGGCAAGTGATTGATGAGATTGTTACCTTTGACATGGGATTGGAGCGCTTTGGCCACCAGCTCATTGCTGAAATCAACGCAAAGTATCCAGGTATGCAAGTGTTGGTATGGGGCGATCCAGCTGGTATGGCGCGGGATGCCATCTATGAGGTAACAGCTTTTGACTTCCTCAGAACTTTAGGTCTCAAGGCACAGCCAACACCCTCGAATGATTTTAAAGTTCGTAGAGAGTCAGCTGCCGCGCCCATGCAACGCTTAATTAACGGCAAGCCGGGTCTGTTAGTTGACACCAAGTGCAAGCTACTGCGTAAGTCCTTGGCTGGCGGCTACCATTTCAAGCGGGTATCGGTAGGCTCTGGTCAGGAGCGGTTTAGGGATACCCCAAACAAAAACGAACACTCCCACGTTGGTGATGCCTTTGGATATCTCTTGCTAGGTGGCGGTGAATACAAGCGCATGACCCGCCCAGGAGATGTCTCATCAAGAACTTATGTAGCCCAGACTGTGGCCAATAGCGACTTTGATATATTCTCAAGATGAAAGTAACCATACCTTATGAGGTATTGAATGAGGAGATGCATCCCAAGAGAGGGGTGTTCTATCTACCATTCGTGATTGACCACTTTGACCAGCTCGATACTACCCAGCCAGAGTTGTTAGCGGTAGCTAGGGGCTATGACCTTAGATCCATGATACATAGCCAAGCAACACTCGGCACAGCGGTTACTGCGTTCTATCGCAATAAACCGGTAGCCATCTTTGGGGTTGTTTTGTTTTGGGGTGGAGTTGGCGAGATGTGGAGCATCTTTGATAATCAGGCTAGAGAACACCCAACATCTATGCTTAGATGTGGCAGAACCTTTGTAGATATCGCAATCCGATATCTCCACTTGCACAGACTGCAAATAACTGTTAGAACTGACGATATTCGGGCAATACGTTATGCGCAAGCACTAAGGTTTGAGACCGAAGCGATTTTAAAGATGTATGGCCCTGACAAGGTGGATTACTTATTAATGACGAGGTGTTAAATGGGTGGATTATTTGGTGGATCTCCAGATACTAGCGGTGCTGAACGAGCAGCTGCTGAGACTAAAGAAGAAACGGCTCGCATTCGGGCGCAAGCTGAAGAGGAAAAGCGCGAACTAGCCGAGCAAAACGC